CCTTCTGTCTCATCTTGAAGTAAAGTGAAACATCGTTTAGCATATTCTGTATCATTATAGGATGATATAATATATCTGTTTGGCCTTTGGCTTTCTTCTTCGTTAAAGTAGTTTGGCTCTTCTAGTTCTGAATCACTAATATATCCTGTCTTAAAACCACGAACGCCCTGAACGCCAGATGTATTATCTAGGAATGTCAGGAATGTATTAACGCCAGAGTTTGGAGATTGTATAGAGACAACATGCTCTTCTTCATCAGAATTAGAAGCAATGAAGTTTACATCTCCCTGTCCTGATACAGCATCTGTATCCTCGTTTCCAATGTAAGCCTTGCCATCTTTAATATATACGCCAAGGTTATAGTCATAAGCGAACATTCCAATCTCGCCACTATTAAGTATCCTGTCAGTCTTGACATGTCTTCCAGCTTTTGTTTCTATACTGATGCTAGAATACCATGCAGACCTTGCGTACTCATCATCTACAGATAAGTTGCCCCAAGTTGTGTTTCTAGCCTTAAACGTAAAGTCATAATTACGAACATAGTCAACACCGCTTGCACCAATCTTAAAACCAGCACCTTCAAGGTCTTCGTCCATCAAATACTGTAGAGGCTTGTTAGGGTCTACTTGTGTTTGGTTAGGATCAAAGAATTCATAAAGGTCGCCTGCCCCGCCACCATCTATACCATCCATCTCAAACTGAGACGCGAGGTATATCGTTTTATGTCTGAAGTGAGATTGCTCTACTGCTTGAAACTTGTTAAACCTAGCAATGCCATTAGAATATAAATTATAAGTATGAATATTTCTATATGAGGTTCTCTGGTCTCCAAGGTCGTATAGCAAGCCTGTGTCTGGCATTATGCTGCCACCAACAATCAAGCCACCAGAGTATACGCCAGACCTAGCAGCCATGTCACCATCAACAACGAGATCTCCATTTACATTAGCATCTCCTGTCACTGTCAAATTGTCATTGATTAGAAGTCTGCCATTTATGTCAAGCTTAGTGCTAAGAATAAACCCTTTAGTTGTATCATTGTATGTGATTGCATTATTACTAGGGAATGAGATAACACTAGTAAGGTGTAAGTTTCTAAATCTATATGAAGAAGAGCCAAGGTCATCATTAGAACTAGTAGAGGGATGTATATTGCCAGCTACTTGTAATGCAGCATCATCATGCAGTTCTCTAATGCCAACCCCAAGCCTAAGTGTGCTTTGAGACATGTCTCCAATAAGAAGTGGATTAAGTCCCACTCCATCCTTATTAGAACATATATAGTCTTCATCAATAGGATGAGCAGCCACAATAAGTTGATAATCTCTATTTCTTTCAACATAGTAGCCAGCACCATGACCTAGAGCAATATTGAAACTGCCCTCTTTGTTATTATTTAAACTATAGCTTCCTATCCCAACGTTACCATAACCATTTATCGTACTTCCTAAAGAATGAAAACCAACAGCCACATTGTCCTTGCCATACATATTACAGGTTAACGAGAAAGAACCTATAGCTGTATTCTGCACTGCCTCAATCTGAGACTTCAGCGAACCATAACCAACAGCTACATTGTCTACACTGCTGTATCCACGAACAGACTTTTTAGTTAAGGTCTCTAGACCAACCCTAGTTGTGCGTAAGTCTACAGTAGAAAAGTTAGTAGCATTAAGCTCGCCAAACTCTGTCAACTGATCAACAGAGTCTATGAAGTCAAGTAGGTTTCTTCTAATATCCTGTGGAGATATAGCACCTACACTATTGTCTAATATATCTTTCTTGATATTATCAACAAGGACATTCTTTGAAATTTTCATATTACTTTAAGCTTATTTCTAATTGGGATGGGATAAACTGAACTACGTCACCTTCACCTATTGACTTTTCTACTTCTAGTGGTGCGTACATGAGAATCTCACCTGCACCATAATCGCTGCTGTCAACAATAGCTACAGCTTTAATAGTTCCCCATCCACCCTTACCAGCTTGATTAAACGTAATGTTTGCTGAGTTTTGTATAAATCCATTTCCATCATACATCCTATAGATAATTTCAGATGGATCAGGATTAGTTTCAGAAGCTGTTCCACCAGAGCCAACGCCTTCAGGTTGATAGAAAGTAACTCCGGGAAATTCTTCAAACTCATAACTGCTAGTAGAGCCATTACCAGCTGATTGGGCTTTCGCCTGCTGTAGATAGAGTGGGTAGAAGTAACCTGAGTTATCTACCTCACCAGTATATACATAGTAAGCAGAGTTAGGATCTTGTCCGGGTTCTGACCAACTGCCATTTCCATTGTCTGCTGGGTCTCCTAAAGAGACTCTTGCGTATTGAGTGATGGTTTCTTCACCACCATCGTTTGTCCTTGTTTCTGGAACTTCTGCGACAGTGGAACCAGTATCATTATCTTTTGGTACTTCGTTCAGTAACGCTAAAGATATGTTACTTGGCTTGTCAAAAGTCCCCGACCTGAAAAGAAAGTTAAGTAATTTCTTCTCAAGATAATCTGAGATAGCAGCCATATTTTTCCTCCTAATGAATCAATTGTAGGGTAATCTATCAATATATACACAAAAAAGCCACCCCCAAGAAGTATTAGGGATGGCTTTCTTTGAGTAGGGTTTAAACAACCTTAGAATGATCCTAGGATAATCCTTCTGTTGTCAAGAACACCAAAGCCAAGCTCTGCCCAGCCGTAATAGCCAGCTCGCTGCTGACGGTGGAGTGTTGGGTCTTCAAAGACCTGCAACTGCTCCTTGACGGGCATTACGAAGCTATCATTTGAAGACTGATCAAGCCCAACAACAAGCTCAAGGTCATCGCCCTGAAGGTTGCCAGAAAGCTCTGAGGTGAAGAAGCTTTGATACTCTTGACCATCTCCAAGCTCATCAAGGTCGTGAAGATTTACACCAAAGATGCGTGTGATGGGAGTGCCATCTTCTGATGCATTGTAGATCTCTCTACGTGTTACTTCATCAACCTGATCAAGACCCCAGTTTCTAACATCTTCAAGAGCTTCAGGTGAAACGTAGAGGTCAGTAAGACGACCACGACCTGTTGAAGCACTGTTACCGCCAGAATTTCTACGCATAACAGTTTGCATGAGAGAAACGAGTCTCTTACTAAACATACCGGCTGTAGCGTCAGCATCGTAAACAAGAACGTTACGATCAACACCAGCAGCGAGTAGCGTGTGCCAGCCATCATCATTCATCTTCTTGACGAATCCAGCTTCCATGACTTGCATGGCACGACCAACAACATCCCAACGTGCTTCTTTGGCATATCGTAGAAGGTAATCTACAGATGATGCTACGTTGTATGTTGGAATCATGACGTAATCTGATTCTACTGAACGCTCTGGTATTCTACCATGTCCGGGATTGGTATAGGCGACATGTTCACCTTCAAGTCCGGGACTGATAAGATCAAGAGGAAACTCAGTTGTTGAACCAGCTTCTACGTTGATTGTTTCAAAAATATTACCAAGGATGTTACCGACAAGGACACCCTTTCGCAGTGGTAGCTCAAGAGCTTTTGCGAACTCTCGCTGGGCAGCTTGTGCTACATTGATATCAGAATCCCCTGATTTGCGGAGGAGACTGATGAATTCATCACTAGGTCTTTCATTAATAGGCATATTATTATTCTCCTTAGAATGTTTTGTATTAGGGGAGGTTTACTTCAACTTTGGCATATCCATCAGCGTCCTCTGCTGACAGAAATACACCAACTACTTTAGTACCAGAAGAAGCGACATTCCCAGCAGTTGTTTCGCACTGATAGGCAGAGTCACCTGCGGCGACACTAGAAGAGTCTGTAATGTTGTTAGTCAAAACATACCCTTTGCGAAGAATAGTAACCTTACCACCCTTCTGTACTTCATCCTTATATTGATTAAGGTGAGTACGAGTTAAATCTTTATCCACTACATCATTCAAAAGAATGCCAAGTGGAGCAGCGGTTGTGGACTTAACGCAGAGATTAGCACCCTGATCCATAGCTGCACCTGTACCAGCTGTTCCACCATGTGCTACCAAGCAACCACGAGTAGTTGCAGGATCATTGTAGAAAAAGCTAATATCAGTCTGGAGTTCATATCTATCTGATTTTAGAGCCATAATTAATTTCTCCTTTAATTATTTGCTAAGTACGTTGTTTTCAAGCCACTCTGCGACACTCGCTCTGGTAGCCTCTAATTCGTTAGTTTCGTCAGAAGCATCTACCAAAGTAGCTTCAGTTGTTTCAACTGCTTCAAGGGCAGCTTCAGCAGCAACTTCAGCTTCAGCTTCTACAGCTTCTGCTTCAACTACTTCTTCTTCAGCCTTTACTTCTTTGTCTTCTTCTTCGTCTTTCTTGTCATCTTTCTTTGCGACCTTTTTAGCCATCTTGCCCATGCCTGCAATGAGGAGGTCAAAAGTAGCGTCATCAAAGTCTGAATAAGACGCAAGCGACTCTTCAGCTTCTTCAGCTTCTAAGCCAACTTCAATGAGAGCAGCTTTACGAGATTCTGCTTTCTTCTCATCTTTCATTTTTTTAAGTTCTTCCATCTTCTCTTTGAAGTCCTTATCTTTGGCTTCGAGAGCTTCGTGAAGTTCTTGATAAGCTGCTTCTTTTTCAGCAACAGTTGTAGTCAAAGCTGTAATAGCTTCGTCTTTGGTTGCTACAGCTTCTTCAAGCTTGGCTACTGTTTCGCCATGCTCTTTAACAGAAGCTTCGCTAAGTTGTACGCGAAGTGCTTCATTATCTTCTTTAGCAGAGGCTAGCTCGCTCTGCATGTCTGCAAGCTGCTTCTCTAAAAGACTAGTATCTGACATATCATTTTCTCCTTTAGGAAAAGTAGTTAAAATATCTGAGTTAGAACTAAGAGAGAAAGCCCTGCTAGCATCAAGAATCACACTTCTAGGATTCGCAGGTTGAGATACAAGACCTTTACCTGAGAAAGAAATTTGTCTTAATGATCTACCAATTTTGTAGCCTTCGTATTCTCCAGTACCACCATAGGCTCGTAAGTGCTTGGTTAAAAATGCAGAACCTTCGTTTCTGGCGAGAAGTTTTGCACCACCTTGCCCATCTAATAATGCATAGTCAAAACCAGCAAACAAACACTCCATAGACACAAACCATTTGCCTTGTTCTATCTCAGCAATAATCTGTGACATTCGCTGTCTGTTTTCTGGATCTGTCCAGCTATTATATAACACAGCCTCAGTGATAATATCAAAATCATCAGGCTGGGTATCATCGTTCACTACGTTGCCTTCCCTGTCCACAACGTAGCTACCAGTTATATGCCCAATGATATCGTTCTCATTGTGCATAAGATTGAATTGTTTGTCTTCAGGTGTGGTTCTCGCTGCCCAAGTTGTGGAAGCGTCAAACACATCGTCATTTTTATTCCACCCTGTAGATACCAGAACTGACTTGAGATAATATAAATCTACCTGCTCTGGGTTGCCACTATCAGCCTTAATTTGATGAACAAAGTCGTCCTCCAATGAGTCTGTCTTGCTAGCTACGGAAGCTGGCATACAGTAAGCTATACTGGCCTTGGACTGTACAAGGTCAGCTACTCCATCTTGAATTTCTTGTTTATATATTTGCATGTTCACCTCTCAACAACTTTATACACAAAAACGAGAAAATATCTGTATTATTCAATGTGTTCTGCTATAAATACCCCGACCACATGTTTTCTATATACGTCAATTGGCATGTCCTCAAGGTTAATATTTCTGTCAGATAGCACCTGCATGAATTGCTTAGGAACAACAGAACCTGACTTCAAGATGTTAGCCACCGCAGCTTCATCTACGTCAGCTAAGACATCTAAGTTAGTGAAAGCGTCTAATTTTAGCTTCTCCATGTTCTTTGTGTCCTGCTTAGTCAGCTGTCTAAGGTTGGTCACACCGCTGGTCTGTAGGTATGCAGCTTTGATAATTCCAGACACCTTGTCCCAAGCGTCATCTGCCCAGATTACTAACTCAGCAACTCCGGGTTTAGACTTAGGGTTTTCATGTCTCTTTTGTCTAGGTCCATCATCTTTCTTGAGGAGTGGTCTACCGTTTTGCTCAGGAGGTTTCTTGGGAGCATTCTTCTCTTTAACCTTTGCGGTCTTTTCTGCTATCTTGCCCTGCTTGTCTATTTTCTCTAATTCCTGCTTATGGTTAGGATTGTGGAAAGGGCCAGCCTTATCTGGACCAGCGGTATCTCTCTTAGTAAGTTCTCTCTTTAGTCTAATGTTCTCAATCTGAGGTATTTCCTTAAACCTTTCAAGCAAGGTCTCATGACTAATGATATCTCTATCAGCAAGCTGAATAAGCAAATTCTTTTCAGCAGCCTCGTCTGATAAGGTCATCTGGTCAAACTGGATATGAGCTTTATATCTGAATCCCATAGACTGACGAACCAGCTCAAGTTCTTTTTCCCAGAATCTAACAAGCATATCTCTACCATACTGTAATCTCTCAAGCATAGTCTTTAATGATATAAAGTTATTAGTAAACCCACCACCATTACCAGCCATTCCAGTGAGAGTTGGTGGTACGCCAAGTCCAGCATATATACTGTTAAGCACAGATGTGTATTTCTCAGAACCCAAGAATTTATGTACATCAGTACTAGATTCCATGAATGATAGTTCTGGACCCCATACCAATTCCATAGTTCCACCACCTACATTACTAGCGAGGATATCACGTAGTTTATTGATAGCAGACTTATTAGGTAAGATCTTATGATCAAGATTACCAAGAGTCCATAATCTAATGTTAGATATAGCCCCATCTAATGCAGACATGTCAGCTAGTCTCATCTTCTCTAGCATAACGATATCGTCTAGAATGGCATAAATCATAGGGTTTGCCCACTGCTTCCAATCGTCCTTCTTGTAATAGAATATACTCAGACGTTCTGGATCAAGGGGAATCTCTTTCTCGCCCCTGATCAAAGCTTGCTTGATGTTTTGAGGTAAGGTCTCAAGTACTGTGTTAGGAATCTCACCAGCCTTGAACTTATCAAAGTATGTACTAGTTTGGATAGTGTAGTTTTGCAATCCCATAAATAATGACAGTTGACCATCCTTAAGCTTGACAGTCAAAGGGTTAAAGAAATTATATCTCCAAGGTATATCATTAGCTGGAGCGTTTGGAAGCTCTACCTTGATATCGCTAGAAAGAGCCTTCATGTAGTTCTTTAATTGAGGTGTGATCTCAGCATAACTCCTATGTACAATCACATTGCCTGTCTTATATAGATTATTAAGAAAGCGTTCTGATCTCTCTTTTCCATTAACACTCTTAAACCACTGCTGATAAAACTTCTCCACACTTTTATCTCTATGTACGATCTGGATACCTTGATGTCCAAAGTCACCCATCAAATCAATTATATTGCGAATGATTCCAACCTTGTCATAAGCATCCATGCACATCTTGATGATTCTTCGTGACTGTTGGGGAACAGCCTCATCTGGTCTAAAAGCATAATAATCGTCAGAATTAAATCCGGGCTTAACTGAACGATTAGGCTGTACGTCTATGAAATGTCTGTAGGTATTGCCTTGAGATTTATTAAGTCCAGTGTATGAGTTTACATTGTCTGAGAACTTAGAAAAAGCGTTAGCTTTACCAACCTCGTCTCCATCGTTCCACGTTGTGAAGTCATCATTCATTATGATTGTGCCTTAATTGGATTGTTAATTAGAATGTTCAATAGTTAATACACATCTTTCATATTATCGCTAAACCAAGAAGGTCCAGTATATGGGGTTTCATCCTGCTTCTCTTTAAAGCCTCCATGAGCAAACCCGCCGTAGAATTCATAATCAACTTGATCTGGAGTTCTTTGCAATACCCTAGCCGCCATATTAGCCATCAATAGAGAAGAGTATCTATCTTTTCTCATCTTACTCTTTTTGCCTGTACCTATCACAACTTCAGGAGTATCCCACCTGTCACGACCAGAAGCTGTTTGTGTCATCTGGATCATAGACAATTCGTCCTTTAGCTCTTCTATGTCTAGTACGCATTCCTCTAATGTGTCATAAGCTCTAGCTTTCATTGTGTCCTCATGCTCAGAGATGGCAAGTGATACGCTGTCATGTCTTGGGAACAATAGGGCTTTATCTTCAAAGTCCTTTCTGAGACCATGATTTGCTTCAGCTAACCAATCGTACTTAGCAAACTGACACATCTCTAAAATATGTAATCCTCGTTCACCATCTGTATCCTTTTCCTTATCGTCATCAATTGTAGGCCAAATAGCTACTTCACCTTCATGTATTTTATCTTTATCATGCATAGATTCCATCACAGCTATACCGCCACCCTGAGCGTCCATAGCGATGTGTATGCATGGGAACAGTTTCATGAGATCACGTATTTTCCTAGCACAGTAAGCGTAGAAGTCTGTTTCTGTAGAATAACCCTTCTTTACTTTCTCTTTATGTTCTGACCTGTTTGTAGTCCAGCAATGCACTATACGTCTGTGTGATGGATGTACCTCCAATATCACAATACTAAAGTTATCTACTTCAGACGCAGGGTCAACACCAAATATATACTTACAATCCTTATTACCTATGAGTACTGACTCAAACAGTACAGCATTTCCTTCCTTGTCCTTTATTTCTCCATCTTCCTTAGAAACACAGGACTCAATTAACGATCTCTTAAAAAATCCCTGACTATCCCTAGTAAAGCAAGCCCCATACTCCATCTGGTAAATACCAGTGTGAACTGTCGCTTTAGATCGTGCTACTTGATCAGCGTCCATAAAGCCAGCAGGAACAAGCTCGTAAGGCATTCTAATAATAGAGTACTGAGTCCAATCAAACGTTGGTGGAACGTCCTCTCCAAATATCTCCTTTAGCTTTTGATGACTCCCTCTGCTTTGTATGATAGACTTCCACTTCTTCCAGTATGTAGCAAAATGGTTAAAGTCATAATAAGCTGTACCAGATAAGATGATCTGATTATCCATCTTTACTTCTCTAGTCTCATCCAACTCTAAAGGTAGTCCTAATTCTATAGCCTTTTGTTGAGCTGCCATTCTCTTGACGTTTTCTACAGGGTCTGCACTAACAGCTGCAAAACCAGCTACAACATTCTCAAATATCTCTCTAGGTATAGACGCAAATTCGTCAGCAATGATATCATTAGCACGTTGACCTCTAATCTTCTGACCATCACCTAAAGGTAGGCACGTAACTGTACTATCATTTAAGCGAAGCGTACATCTGTCAGTATCTCTTCTAGGTCCACTGTTTCCATCACATATATCCCTAAGCATTGGAGATTGTCTCCAAATCGTCTCCATGTACTCAAATAGAACCTTAGACTGTCTAAATGCAGCTCCAACTACAACTACCTTTCTGTGAGGGAATATCAACGCCCTGAGTACAGCGTAGAGCGAGAGCATGAAAGACTTACCAAAACCACGACTAGCAATAAGCATAGGGAACTTGCGATTCCAGATCTCCCTAAGAAAGAGAGCTTGCGAAGGTAAGAGTTGGACGTTCAGTACTTCCTTGCATATAAATGATAGATACTCTGGTCTCGTCATTAGCCAAGCCAGCTTGATATTGAAATCATCTTCTGTAGCATTGAGTATAGACATAGGGTTGAAGAACTCCGTTTCAATGGAGTCTAAACCCAGCCATGCTTCGTCAATTGTTTTTAGCCTAGTTTTTGCCATGTATCTATAATCTTATCTGCAAATCCATAGTGTACTGCCTCTTCTGCGTTTATGTACCAATCACCAGATTTTAGTTTAGTGTTTAAAAAATTCTTTACCTTACCCATCGTTTGACCACCCTGATACTTCTCTTCAAAGTAAGCACCCTTTGTGCATCTCTTGGCATATATGTCCAACATGATATCACATATTTGTTTTTCGTATTTTATCCAGTTCTGCACATTCTGATATTCTCCAGAAGCAGCAGTAGATCCAAAGTGAGACATGAAGTAGGTATGAGGAGTAAG